CTACTTCCTCTCGCGCGTGAGCTCGCAACAGCTCAAGGAGGGCGCGGTCACAGCCAACTGGGCGCTCAAGACCGTGGGCCCAGACCTCGACAACTTCGGCCATGGCGTGCTCAAGGTGCCGTATACCCTCGGGCTGGGCGCGGACTTCGTTGCCGGCGACGTGGGCCGACGTGTCATCCAAGGCGGCACAACCGACTCGGGGACCTTGCTGGCGTTTGACCTGGATCCAAACGGTGATCTGATTGCTTGGATTCGGCCTGACGAGTCAGACGGTGCGGGCGACCTGTTCGATGGCACGGGCGGGCTCGACTGCACGGGTGACGGTGGTGTCGGTGATGTTGACTCGAACGTCGCTGCGATCTCCGGCGCCACGCAGTGGTCGGCCATCCAGGCTATTGGCTCGGTCGCCACGGCAACCGAGGTGTACGCGCTGCAGGATCGTTTCAAGCTGGCAGATGCTGCAGCCGGAACGGACCAATTCTGGGTGACCGATACCACCGTGAATCTGGGGATCATTTCGATCCTGGTCATGGTGCAGAACTCAGGGGTCACCATCGCTGACGGCGACATCGAAGTGTTCTCGCGTCGCTACACCTCGCTGTACGACAACTTCCGGCTCAACGTCATAGCCGGCGGATTCCAGGCGCTGCCACTGGCGAGCTCGCCGGACGGCAACAACACCACTGGATACCGGACCACAGGCACCCTCACGGGCGTCACAGGCACGTTCACGGTGGGCAACGGCATCTACACCGGAGCTACCTGGGCGACCGCTACGGCCCGCGGGGTAATCACCGAGACCAACGGTAACACCGACCTCGAGTACTACCTTATCGGGCTGGAGGTGGGTTCCCTGCCAGACATCACCGACACAACCTCGATCCAAGAGTATGACTTCGCGCTCGCGGGGGACGGGGATGCGGATGCGACCACCGGAACGGTCGCGGTCAACCTGGGCGGGCCAACGGACCCGGCGGCAGGGGAAGGCGGTACGGTCGGGCTGGTGCTGGGTGCGGTGACCGGTGTCGACTTCGACGGTAACGGTACGGCGGAGAACTACTCGATCACGGTTAACGCGCAAAGTGACGTGGTGTTTGGGAAGGTGTACGAGGCCTTCAAGTATCGGACCGGGCGCTCTCGAGACGCGGCGGATCTGTTTGGCGCCGGAGTCAACCAGCCGGGCGAAACCTACCGCGGCAACGAGGGGACGTTCTTCTACGACGCCCCAACCTCGATCATGAATGACGGGGAGGATCTGTCGATCACGGCCCGGACCAACTTCTCCGCACGACTGACGGCGCAGAACGCAACGCCGGCCGACTCGGTGCAGGCCTACGTGGTGATGATGGACATCCAAACCTCGCTGACCACGGCCCAGCCAGACGACAACGACCTGGTCTCTGACGAGGGTGGTGATGGCGTCCGCGATGTGACGATTCAAGAGGACGGTGCGGGTGGCGTGATCCAGCGCTACACGGTGTCCAAGCAGTCGCCACTGGGGACCTCTACCGGTACCCGTATTGACCTTGCTCGAGGGGTGATTCTGATCAACCCGGCAGGAGCGGATACCCAGGCCTACACCGCGCAGCCCGACAACTCGGACGTGCGTCTGAATCCGCCAAACACGATCTCGCTGGTGATCGCCAACACCCGGGCCGGGGACCGCATCATGGCGGCTCGAGACACCGGTACTGCCGGCGTCATCAACAAGGATCAGTTCGGTGGGCTGGCAACACCTGCGGTTGGGTACAACAACCAGGACGACGACACTATCCGCGTGGCGGGGACGACCGACTCAGAAGTCGTGACAGCCTCCGTTGTCCGAATTGTCGAGACGGCACTACTGCAAGAGCATCGGTATGTGTACAGCTCTGTTACCAAGCAGGCGTCGGGTGAATTCACCTTGAAGGCACTGACCGGTGGCAACACCGGTACGGCGACCGCCTCGAGCTCGACAACTCAGCTGGTCGAAGACGGCCGCGACTTCCTCTCCGATGGGGTGGAGATTGGCATGCTGGTCAGAAATACATTCGGCGGTAAGACGACTCACGTGTGGGAGGTGACAGCCTTCGACACGACCGGCCTTACCTCGAATGACACGTTGATTGTGCGAGCGCTGTACGGCACCCCGGACGACTGGGATGTCGGCGACACCTACATCATCAACCGGCTGATTCAGACCTACGCGGCCACCGACAACGTCTTCGACTTGATTCTCGACATCGAGGAAGACATCGGTACCGATGGCACCCCGGGCTCGGCAACCAACAGCTTCATCAAACTGCTGGCCGCCGACTTCGATGTGGTCATCGAGGTGCGCCAGGGCAAGGTCATCTTGCCGTTCGATCTCAACCAACTCGTTGGCGATAACACGGTGACGGTCACGGTGGTTCGTCAGCCAGACACCATCGCGGTGTAAGGAGAAGACATGGCTTACAGCAACAGGGGGGTGCGCGGCCCGAAATCGCTGCGCATCAACGGGCAGAAAATCAGCGAACTCCCGCTGGGCATGGGGGAGGCTGCGAAGGAGCAGCTTCCGATGATGATCGACCAGGAGCGGAAGAACCGGGTCAACAGCATCATTGCCCGGTTCCCGCGCGGCACACTTGAGCAGTACAACGCGCGGATTTCTGAGTGCGAGCGCAACATCAAGCTGTTCGGAGACGAGCGGACAAAGACGCGCACAAAGATGCAGGAGTACCAGTTGCTCATGCGCAACAACGATGGACGTGATCGCGCCGAGGTGGAGGCGGAGGTGCAGCAGCTTGTCATCGACTCGGGGAAGCCCCAGCCAGGAACGCCCGAATTCGAGGATCTGCGCGCGAAAATTCGTGACCTCGACGCGACGATTCAGCCCTACGACGGTCCGGCCCTGTGGCAACAGGTCAAGCAGTTCCAGGATGATGTCGAGCGCTACGAGGTGGCCGTCGAGAAGGAGCGCGCGGCCATGGGCGACATGAAGCTGGCGATCAAAATGATTGGTCAACGTGATCGCGAGATCACTGCGGCCATGTCTGAGGTCATCGAGGTCGGGTAGATGACGACGCGTACCGACATTCTGCAGGACTACACCCAGGATCCGCGCATCAGCACGGTCGAGGCGCCGTCCGTGGCATTCGTTGCGCAAGACATCGTCGACACCCTGCGGATCGCCGAGGAGCAATTCGAGGCGACCACACATCCGAAGCTGCTCAACGCGGAGGGCAAGGCGAACCTGGGTGGCGGGGAAGCAACCGCCATCACGGCAACGCTGCAGAACAATGTCATCGAGTTCGAGGCGCGCAGGACACCGGCAGAAAGCGGGACTGTAACGACACAGGGGCTCACTGACGTTCGAGGGCTGGTTCAGCTGATCGATGGGGCGGCCGACTTTGTGGCGGCTGGTGTGGCGCCAGGCTCGTTCGTCATCAATTTCTCCGATGAGTCGGTGACCGACGTGCGCCGGGTTGTCGGTACCGGCCAGCTGGAATGCAAGGCGCTGGTCAACGGCATTGGCGACACCTTCGAGGTGGGCGACGTCTACCACGTGTTCAACGTCGTGCAGTGTGAGGTGCTGGGAGGAAACGTGGTCGCGGTCGACGAGCTCGGCGCGGACATCAGTGCGTTTCTGCCGAGTGCCTTTACCCAGATCATCACAGCCCGGTCGGCGGGTGCAACGCTGATCAATGGCGACGCCGCCACATTCTGGGATGCCCTGACGGCCGATCACTCGGTGGCGGGATCCTTTGGCGAGTTCGTGGCCAAGAAGCTGCTGACGTTCGTGAAATTCTTAGGCACAAAGTAGTGGCAGAAGTCGCCCTCGAGCAGCACGAGTACACCTGGACCCAGGTGCAGGCCGAGAACATGCGTCGCGAAATGCGCCAGTTCGTCAAAGGTGCCTGGCACGTGGTGGAGCCTGGTGCTGAATTCGTCGGTGGCCAGCACATCGATGCGATCTGCGATCACCTGACTTTCGTATCGTTGGGCGACATCGACGACCTGGTGATCAACGTCCCGCCCAGGCACTCGAAATCAACCATCTGCGCGGTGATGTGGCCGGCTTGGGAGTGGACGTGGAATCCTTCCGAGCAGTGGTTGTTTACCACCTACGCACTCGACCTGACCGTCCGCGATAGCGTCAAATGCCGGCGCCTGATCCAGTCACCCTGGTACCGCGAGCGATACGGGCACATCTTTCACCTGTCCGGCGACCTGAACCAGAAGAAGCGCTTTGACAACAACCACAACGGGTACCGGCTCGCCACTGCTGTAGCCGGCCAGGCAACGGGCGAGGGTGGCGACAAGATCGTGGTCGACGACGCCCACAACATGAAAGAGATCAATTCCGACCTGAAGCGGGCCAACGTGCTCGACTGGTGGGACAACGTCATGTCGACTCGGGGAAACAACCCTAAGCGTCTTGGCAGGGTCATCATTGCTCAGCGCGGACACCACAAAGATCTACCTGGGCACGCGCTCGAGCAGCAGGGCTGGGTGCACCTGAATCTGCCAGGCTACTACCGCAAACAAACGCACTGCGAGACCTACGCGAAGAAGGTCGGGCGCCCCCGCCAAGAGCCCATTCCGATACGTGACCGAGAGCCTGGTGGGCCGAAGCTGACCGAGGTGCCCGCACCTGCAATGGTTGAGCGCTTCGCTGAGCCGCTCGAGCTCGACGAGCTGATCTGGCAGGACTGGCGCCACAAAGAAGACCAACTGCTCGCGCCACAGCGATTCGACCAAGCGGCCATGGACAAACTGCAGGGCCAGTTGACCTTGCGTGCGTTCGAGGCGCAGATCCAGCAGAACCCCTCGGCCGAGGGCGGCAACATCTTGAAGCTGAAGCACTGGCGCAAGTGGGAGGATACCGAGCTCCCCAGCTTCGACATAATCATTCAGGTCTACGACACCGCTTTCGAGGAGGCCGAAGAAAACGACTTCAGCGCCCGCACCACCTGGGGCATCTTCGAGTGGACCGAGCAGGCCTCTCCCGATCTTCCCTGGCAGTTGCGCTTTGACGGTCAGCCGCGGTTTTGCGCGATGCTGCTCGAGCGCATGAACGAGCAGCTGGAATTCCCGGACCTGCGGCGCGAGGCGAAGGAGTCGTACAAGCGCTGGAAACCAGACCGGATCCTGATTGAGAAGAAGGCCTCCGGTCACTCGTTGATTCAAGAGCTGAAGCGGGCCGGACTCCCGGTCACCAAGATCAAGGTGACCGACTCAAAGTTTGCACGCGCGCACGCGGCATCGCTGGTGTTCGAGCGCGGCTGTATCTGGTACGTAAAACGGCGCTGGGCAACCGAGGTGATGGACCAGTGTGCCGCCTTCCCCAGTGGAGAACACGATGACCTGGTTGATACCGTGACCATGGCCGCGCTCTGGATGCGCCGTCGCTGGAACGCCGAGTATCTCGACGAAGACGACGACGACGAAGTGAACCTGATGCGTTCATCGAAGACGCGCAAACCAATTTACGGATAGAAAAATGGCTGAACGAGCAGAAGACGTCTATCAAGAAGGGCTCCGAGGTCGCAGGAAGCTGACCAACGAGAGCCGCATTCCCGAAATGGAAGTCGAGGGCCCGGGAGAGGTTCAGGAAACGATGGTCGACGGCGTGAAGGTAAAACTTCGCGGTACCGGGGCAACCATCGACTTTGCGCCTGGCATGGGCAAGAAGGGAACCGAGGAGACCGACTCTCATGTG